TTGAATTTTCCCAACCTCTAAATAGTAAACCGTTTCCTAAGCGATATGCTTCTTCTTCGATTTCTTTTAAATAGTCATCTTCGTTTATATTCTGTGTGTTAATTTGATTTTGTAATCTTCCTTCTAAATTTTGCTTATGATGAATCATTTCATGAGCGTATGAACGTAACACATCTTTTGGATGACGCCCATAAGTATATAATGTTATAGATTTGTCATTATGGTTATAATGAGCTGTTCTACCTAACATATCTTTAGCGTTATTAATATCATCCTCAACAAATATTAAATCAGGTAGTGGTTCAATATTGATGTGATCCATCATATACATTGTTAAAGATACTAATAACTCTTTAAACTCCAAGTTATTTTCTAAATTTTGTTTATGTTTAGGAGTAGGTGTGACCACAATTTTATCTTTTTGTTTTTCAACTTTAAAATCAGATGGAACTACATTTTGAATATGATCTTTATAATAATCAACTCTAGTAGGTTCTGATGATATGTTAAAGTCTAATTGTTTATTTTGGATTGGGTCAAAGAAATTTTGAGTAGGAGCAGGTGCTTCATTTTCAAACATAGGGTTATATCCTTTTAGATAAGCCCAATATTCACTATCTTTACGTACTATGTCTTCGTCTTTTAAATTACTTTGTTTTTTAACAATTAATTTATAGATTTTATCTCTTTGAGTTTCACCTATTTTCTTTTCCCCGGTTTTAGCAACAGATGACCATGATATAATTTCAACATCAGGATGTTGATCTAAATAATCTTTAACTATGGATGATATTGTAGCTATAATTTTATATATATCTTCTTTATTTGTCTCTTGAAATCCAATATCACCTTCCTCATCTGATACCCCAAAATCTATAGCTATTCTTGTATCTGATGCTGGGGTTATACCTACAACATAATTATCTCCAGCTTTAGTAGTGAAATAATAATCTAAACCGTTTTGATTATAATCATATATATTAGAAGATGGTTCAAATACTTCTTGAATTTGTTCTAAACCTAAAGCATTTTTATATTCTTCAGGTGTTATTCCATCTGGGAGCCAAGGAGTGATATCAGCGTTATCTGATAATGCTTGTCTTAGATTAGTAGCACTAATGTCTACGTCTTCAAATTTAATAGAACCTCCATCTATGGTTTTCCCATTTTTATATCTAGGATCTATACCTACATTTTTATATCTAGATTCATCTCCCTTACCATATACTGTTAAGTAAAAATTATCTTTATCATTTTCAATTGTATCTAAAACATACTTAATTGGAGATGGAGTTGGGGAAATAATTACTTTTATCTTATCACTACCTAATATAGGGAGATATAATCTGTTCCAAATATCTAAACTTTGTTCAGCAGTTATTCCATCTACTGGGTTTGGAGAGATGATAATTATTACTTCATCTGCTTTATCTAGTAATGATTTGGCTACTTCTAAATGGCCTTTATGAGGTGGTTTAAATTTGCCTGGGTATAGAGCTATTGTTTTTTTATATGTAGGTTCTGAGTATTCAAAATTTTCTGGGAGTAGGTCTTTAATTAACCATTTAGTTAAAGACTTAAATGGTTTGCCTTCTAATAATTTATTAATAGCTGCTAATGCTGCTTCTTTATTATCTCCTTTAGGAGTACCTTTTTCACCAGCTCCAATAACTAACATAGATTTAAATAATCCTTTAATTCTATTTTTAGAACGTGGATTTTTTAAACCTGTTTTAACTTTATTTAATAAATCTTCAAATGATGAGTTTAAATCATATTTGCTAAATAATTTAACTACATCATTCCAATCAAATGAATCCCATATATCATTACGAGATAATTCTCTGTAATTATCATCTAGTGTAACTAAACGTAATGTTAATCCTTTGGATGATAAATTAAATTCAAATTCTTGATTTGGTTCAAGTTTTGGAAGATTAGTAATACCTAAACGTTTAAATACTTCTTCAGGATTTTCTTCCATTAAGATAGTCTTAGCTAAACCTATAAGTAATGCTTGTTTTTCACCAGGTATATCTAGAAAACTTTTTCTATATCCACTTTCTTGCTCTGAGGTAACAATCATGTTGTCTACCTGAACTGTTAGATCAGGGTATCCTTCAATAGGTATTTGAGCTATTACTATATCTCCTGTACCAGCTGTTTTTTTACCTTGATTACGACCAGCTTTAAAAGGGACTATAACATCATTTGGTAATGAATTTAAATATTCAGCAAATTTCTTTTTGAGTAATTTTTTATCATCTTCCCCAGCGTCAATATGAATAATTAAATCTATATCACCATGATCTGCTTTAACAACAGTATTATATGAACCAGATATTTTCGCAGTTCTAAAAGGAGGGTATTTCTTTAATATATCCTCAATATATTTTTTAACTGTTGGGGCTACCGCCTCTCTAGGAATTCTATTAGCGCCTATTGAACCTGACATTATACTGTAACTTTATATTTAACTAGATTGGAATTATCTGGGAGGAATTTGCCTTTTAGTCCTAGTCTGTCTTGGTTTTTAATCCAGTATGGTTGTAAATCATTTGGTATGTCTGCTCGTGTTGAGTCTAGTATTTTTAAATATCTATCTAAAACAGCATTTAATTTATCTTCAGGTAGGTTCTTTTTAATATAATCCATTAATTCAAAATAATCATTTAATATATCTTGAGTTAAATTAATATTATACTTTTCATTCAATATCTTAATTGCTTCTTGAGGATTTGAAGCTACTACTTCACCTGTTTCTTTATCAGTCACACCTCTATTATGATTAAAAGATAACCCTGCTTCTGTAAATAAAGATAACATTAATTGAGTTCTATGTAATCCTTTCACATTGTCTTTATAAGTATTAGAATAATAACTAAAACTTAACCAGTCTATGTTACCTACATTAATATCAATCTGAACTGATTTTTCAGGTATTTCTTTTCCATTTGGATCAAATTGATTAAATTCACAGAATATAGATCCACCACCTGCTGCTTTGACATCAGTAGTTATAAATTGAGATTTTTCTTCTATTTTAACGGCTATTAATTCTAACATTGCTCTAAGTTTACTTTGAGCTTCAGTAGCAGTTTTAACTCGCTTACGAATTTTTTCAAATAATGCTTCAAATTCAGTTTTATCAAGACCCCAATTATCTAATAACGGAACACCATCTTTAGTCATAAATTGGTCTACACTTAAAGCTAAATCAATATCTCCTGATTCATCTTTTTTACCTACTGATCCTAACGATGTAAATTTAAAATCTACTTTAGGAAAAAGTTTTTTTAATTCAGCTGTGAATTTATCTAATGTAGGTTGTATATTTTCTTTTTTGATAGATGAAGTGGTACCAAATACATTACCCCCTTCAACAATAATGATTTCGCGTAATAAATCTATAAGTTTGATCATTCTTCAGTTTTGTCATAAATATTTGGATCTAACTGAATTTCGATAGGGAATGATTCTTGTGATGGTTTTGGGTTAGGGTTTTCAACTTTAAATAATTCATGAACATTCTGGAATAATTTGAAACTATCTTCAATTGAGCGAGATGGTTCGTATATTTCCCATCCTTTACCTTGCAATTTACCTTCTTTACGTTTAGATGATTTTAACCAAATGATACCAACTCTATCAATTTTTTCCTCAAATGTTTCATTCCATGCTTGAGCATAAGCTGCTAATTGTAAATCCATTGCTGTATGGATTGAGTTAGATGTTTTAATATCTAATAACCATCTTTCGCCTTCAATTTCAACAACTAAGTCACAAGTACCAGCATATTTATATTGATCTGAAAATAAATGTATTTCGCTTTCAATTAGGATAGGTTTGGTTGTTGTCCAAAAATCATGGAATTTGAGAATTAATTTCCAAACATCTAAAGAATAATTAGAACGATCATTTTCATCTAACCATTGAATTTTTTCTCCCATTAGATATCTTTCAATTGTTTCATGAACTTGAGTTCCTTCATCAGCTGCTTTTCTAGCTATGATATCTGAGTTATGTCCTACATCTTTTAGCCAGGTTTCAAAGAATTTACCTTTAGGCATAAATTGTAAAATACTTGTAACAGATGGATAATAATCACTATTTCTACTATAGAAACGGTTATCCATGATGTTTACCCTTTTAGAGGTAGGATCTATATCTAAAATACGAGTTACACTCTTTTTATAGATATTTACATTTTTTTCAATCATATTAATTGTAATTTTTTCTCAAATAGATCTGAGAATGTTAATGGTATACATGTTTGGATTAAGCTAGTGAATTTTTCAAATCCCATATCACTTGGATCCTTATCATCCATGTCTACTAGATATACTTCTTTACCTTCATTGATTAGCTCTTCACAGAATGATAGAGCTTGTTTAATAGCGTCTTTATCTAACGCAATATATATTTTTTGTACCTTAGAGGTAACTAATTTTTTCTTTAAAGCTGTTTGAATATTTTTACCTAATAATGGGATAACATTACGTTTAATAGCTAATGCATCAAATGGCCCTTCACATAATATAATTGGTATATTCCAGTTAATAAACAACTCAAATGGAATTATATTCCTAGATACATCTGGATTTTTATATTTTAATGTTGAATTTTTATTAAAGTTTCTAGCTGTGAAATAGTTTAGACTTCCATGCTCATCATATGATGGAATAATAATACAGTTAGAGTAAACGCCAGATTCACAATAACCTATATTATATTTCATAATGTCGTCAAGAGTGATATTCCTGCGTTTTAAATAACTAATAGCGTGCTTATATTCGAGGCTATTACCTTCTATAGCGAGTGATTTAAATTCTTTAGGTAATTCTACTTTTTTCTCAGTTACTGTTACTTCAAAATTACCTGATGTGAATTTGACTAATGATTTGAGCTCAATTACTTTATCTTTAGGTGCTTCAATTAATCTAAATAATTTAACTAAGCTTTTACCTCTTTTATCACAAACCCAACAATGCCATGGATGTTCACCTTTTTCACTTTCAGTTAAGTTAACTTCTAATTTAGGTTTATGATGGTTGCAGAATGGACAATGATAAGCAAAATTACCTTTTGAGGTTTTTTTACCTTGTCCTAAAACAGAATTTAATGTCGCAACTAAAGCTTGGTTTACCATATTGTTTCAAATATAGTAATTATAAATCAAAAGCCAAGTCTTTTTTAAAATATCTTCCTTGTATATTATCGTTGTAACTATCTTTTTCTAAACATCCTAGTGTGAACTGGTATTTAGCTTCAAGATATGATAAATGTTTTGAGTTCCAGGCTAGTTCTAAGATTTCTTTATAGAATTTATCCTCACCGATTAATACTACATCTTCATGGAGTGGTTTACAACTACCCCAATATGTTTTCCAATCTGATTCAGCGTAGGTGACTTCTTTAGTTTTTTTACGGCCAGGACCTGTTTGTTCAGCCATAGCCTTTTTACCTAACTTTTTAGTTTTTTTATGTTGTAAGAATTTTTTACCAATATAAATTTTACCAGTAACTGTATTGCCTATCATATAAACAAATCCGAATGGAGTTTGCTCACCAAAATCTTCTATACTATCAACTTCTTTACCTTTATATAACCATTTACTCATAAACTTATCTATCTATATTAATTACTATTGTTGTGTCTGTTGTTCTACTTGTAGGCAGCGGTTGAGCAAGTTTAGCTACTGCTAATAATTCTTGTTTCTCATTATATAAGCCTACTGTAGTTACATATGGGGTAAAATGTGAACCAGTTACAAAATTATATGGAGTACCGTCTGTAGAACCTGATATTAGACTTGGGTTTAATGAATAATTAAATTCATCAGGCCTGATAGTACATTTATATTGAGTTTCATATATTGTTCTTGAACTTTGAAAGCTACAAGTGATATCTGTTCCTTGTATCCACTCTGATTTTTCGTCATCCCAAGCTTGATTAAATGATATTAAACCATGTTGGTAAGTGATAATACCATAATATGGAGAACTATTATTAATAAATTCTAATATTCCATTTATATTATCAGTAACTTCAACATATCCTCCATCATTTATTGAGGAGTATTTTAGATAAAAAGTATCTAGGTTTATGTAATCTCCATATAATTCTTTGGGTATAGATAATATACTTACACTTCCGTTAGGTTGTGTTGGAAAATATCTATTATAACCATATTGAGAGGAATAATTATCTGATCCTGTTTGGAACAATGTTGTTTGTTCGTAATTATAAAATCTAGTATTAGTAGCAGTTGCTGTATAATCTTCTAATAAATTACCATTGTAATCATATACTTGAGCGGGGGTCTGAGATTGGGATGGTGTTGGAATATAATTAGTATAATATAATTGTTTTATAGAATTATAAAGTAAGTTAGCTGATATAGATTGAGTTGATTGGTAGTCTATATCATTGGTAGATTGATATGGGATGTTTTGCCCAAAGTACTTTTTAATTCCGGCTGCTTCTAAAGATGCACTCCCTACAAAAGAAAAACTTTTGTTAACAACAAACGGAACTACAGTTACATCTGTACTTAAAAATTGTTTGAATGCTCCCATTCATTAAAAGTCTAATTTAACACGTACTAGTGCTTCTTTAGTGAAATCTTTCTTAAGTGGTTTAGATAATTTAGCTACTGCTAATAATTCATTTGAATCATTATATAAACCTACTGTTGTGATATATGTTTGTGGGTTATTTACAAATAAATCGTATAGTACAGCTCCTGTACTACCTGAGATAAAGCTTGGATTTTCACTATAATTGAATTCAGCATTTCTAGCTCTACAAAATACAAAATCTGAAGTGATTGTTTCTTGAGAATTTAAGAAGAACGAACTAGTGTATGATCCTGTTGTTAATCCTATTCGCCCACTTCCTGTTGAATATAATTTTGCTGGGTTGTATGATGTGGTTGTTAAACCTGTCCCTAAAGCTATACCACCATCAGTATATGATAAATCTAAAGCTGCGGCGTTTAATATAATAGTACCGATATCTGGTAAAAATAAGCCATATGATCCTGAATTGGCAGTGTTTCCATTATTGGCTGTGATTGGCGTTCCGTTACTTCCTGATACAATTTGGAATATACGTCCAGCGTCACAGTATGAGATAGTAGTTGTGACAGCACTATTATCAGTTAATTCTAGGGTTTGTGATCCACTATATAAAGTTAAATTTAGAGATCCTGGGAATAGTGATTGTTTATATCTAGCTCTATCTATTGTGATAGCGTAAAAATGCTGTTGAGACGGAGTAACACTACCAAATGTGAAATCAGTACTTTCATCTCCATAAATTAAATTTCTCCACTGCCCATAAACGGTTCTAGTAGGAGATAAGTCTGCGTATGCAGCATTGTATGGTTGAGATCCTAATCCAAATTTGTTACCATAAGCTATGTTAAATTGAACTTCAGCTGTAGGGTCAGATGGGTCTAGATTGTAAATATTTAAAAAATATGCTCCTGATGTTCCGTTCACTTGTGTTGAGGAAGTGTACATGAATGTTAATTCAGGGGTATAGTTTGACCAACATGGGGCAGTTATTGAATCTGCACTTACTAAGAAATCTTGGGCGTCTAATGATTTAAATGACATATTATATTAAATATTTTTATTAGCTGACTTTTGTTATATTAAGAGGAATTGTTACTCTAGCTCCACTATCTCTACCCTCTACAATCAATATTGTCTGCAATTGAGTAGCTGTTCCAAATAAAGTATTAATTGTAGTACCCGTCATGTTTAATGTAGTACCAATTACTGTTTTAGATACATTAGTTCCAAGAGTTGTTGTTGAATTTAAAGATGTAGCTTGATCTGTATTTACACCAACACCATTAAATACACTCATTGTTCTAACATCACCAATAGTGAAATTATATCCTGATGCTTCGAATGTATTAGTTCCACCTAAATAATTTAATGTTTGAGGAGTGATTGATAATGAAGCTCCTTGTTTTAATGTGATGGTAGTATAACCAATATTGATAATAGGTAATTTAGCTGTTCCACGTGGTAATGTGGTGAGTTTATACTTCATTATTTGAGTTTCATCAGCAAATGCTTCTAATAAAGGCATATTTTCAATTGCTTGACCATAGTAAGATGACCCAGATGCATTATTTGGATTATAGAGTGTATAATCAATTTCATCATCTGATAAAGCAAATTGTGTAATTCTAAAAGAGCCATCATTACGTGCTAGTAATTCTCTTCCTTTTTTGGTTAAAATAGCATCTACTGTTACTATTTGGTTATTTAAATATCCCATATTTTTGTTATTGTCTTTTTATAAATATATTAAAATTATGTTTTTATTAAGTTAATAAACCATCTGATTCGAGTTTGTTGATAATATTTGTAAAATTATCATTTAATTCTTTAGACATATATTTAGGTTTTAACCATCCTTGTATTTGTACCCCAGGGGGTTTTTCAACATTTAATGTGATATAATTACCATCATCTAGTGCTCTCCATATCACAAAATGATCTAATATTGAGCCTGTTGGGATTGGGGGATAAACTTCAATAGCTAATCTTCCTGATGAATCATCTATTATGGATATATTATATATTTTGGTTTGTTTTAGTGGGTCATATTCAAATCTAATATTATCCCCAGGTTGGATATTAGCTGGGTATATTATTGGGCTAAAATTCATTTCTAATGATGCGGAAGGAGTAACTTGTTGGTAGCCATTTGATAATTTAGATGATAAGCTTAAAGAAGCAGTTATATATTGAGGAGTATTATCAGTAGGGTATGTAGCTCCATCCCAATATGGAGGGATAACTTCAGATTCTTCAGAATATGTAGATGTAGATTTAAAGGTTGTTGATGATTGACCTATAGGAGTTCTAGCTTCAGTAGCATATGGAGAGGAATCTTCAATTTTATATACTACTCTTATTTTATCACCATTATAAAAATTATCTAGGAATGTAGATATTTTATGACATGTGAAGACAGTGTATGGGTTACCATATACATCATGATATGAGAATTGTCTTTTATACTCATTATTAATAATAATCCCAGGTTTACCAACCATTAGGGGTGAATCTAATGATGTTGGGTAGGAGGAAAGTTGGATAGGCAGGTCAGTCCATACACTACCACTATATTTTTGGATTTTAAAATAAATATAATTATCATTATAACCGTTAGTCCCATTTATACCTGATATCCATGCGTTGAATTCAAATTGAACCTCAGTACCATAGTCTGTGGTGTTACTATCAAATGTATATTCATTTAAAGTGAGATCAAATCTATTTCCGGGATCTGATGATGTAATTGTAAATGGAACTGGGGTATATGATGTGAAGGTTAAGGTGGTAGCTGTACCTATTTTACTTTGGAATGTATAATCTGGAACGTCTCCAATCAGTACTGGGGCTCCGTATTGGAAAAAATTTATTGACGAAGTAAAATCTGTTCGTAATTTTCCAATTTCAGTGATTACTAATGGTACAATAGTACCTATCTCAGTTATCGTATGCTCCCCAAGCAATGATGATCCTAATGAGGTGGCTCCTTTACTCTCAACAACTACTGTTTTTCCTAATTCAAAATTGCTTTTTAAATTTATTAAAGATGTACTTCCTGGGGAGGGTTTTGATATATTACCATTTAAATCAATTAGGTATTTAATAAAATATCCAGTATGATTTATTAATTCAGGGCCTGTATTTCCAACCCCATTAACATATGCAAAATATGTTTGATTTTGTTCTACTCCAGGTAATTCTCCATAACCACTAGCATCAGAGGTTTTATCATTAAAATCTCCAACAGCGTTGGCATTTAAAAATAAATTAGGATCATTTATATTTTGTACTACTTCAGACATATTTATTAACTTATTATTCTAAATGAATTTGTTTTACTACCATTATATCTAATATTACTCCATGCTTTAGAAGTATAGTTAGAATCTTGTACTTGAGCTCTATCAGCGTCTCCATTTAATATAAGGGACTGGTTTACAGGAATCACGGGATTTTGTGAATAATCTACATCCATAAAGAAAACGGAGGTTTGAGGTATTTCGGCGTTATTTAATAATACATTATAATCATTATAATCAAAATTTCCTACATATGGATCAAATAATGTTAATGATGAGGAACCATTGAATTCTAATGGGGTTTGATTAATATATACTATAGGATCAGTTGAAAAGGTGGTATTAGTATTATCATTTACTATTACTCCAAAAAAGAAATTTGATGAAGAAATGAAAACATCACTTAAATCTAAATATAAATTTACTGAGTATGAGCCTGACCCTCCAGTAATTAATTCTTGAGTTTCAACATATCGACTACTAGTTAATATTCCTCCATTAGTAGCGTAAAAAGAAACTCTTCGAGCGTCAGCTGTATTTTTACCTATAAAGAATGAGGCAGTAGCTGTAGTTTTAATATTAGTAGTGCGTGTTGGACGAGTTAAAACATAATATCCTGGGGGCCCAGTGATGGCATCAATTCCACTCCCTGTAGGAGAAATAGATCCACTAGGTAAGCCAAAATCAAAAAATACTCCATAAGTATCAGATATAGCTTTTCCATTCATGTCAAATGACATTGAAAAATCATAATCTAATATATCCCCAACTGATGAAGTATTAAAATTACTCATACTTCCAGGAGTATATGGGCCTATACTGTAAGTAAAATAATCACCTGAGTTTTGGACTCCAGCTATATTATAAGTAATAGGTGTTCTATCGGGATATGTTAATGTTATAGTTTGAAGTTGTTGCAAATATGGAGATTGATCTAATCCACCAGAGTCAATTCTATTTAATTTAATATATTTAACTCCATTAGTTTTATTAACAAAAAAATCAGCTGCTGATTTTCCTAGGGATGTTACTAATTGTCTTGATGGGATAACAGTTTTTGTATTTCCGGGGTTAATTAAACTACCACTATCCCACCATAAAAATACTTCTCCTTGTTTTGGAGCTGTTAGTGGATTATTAAAAGTAGCTTCTGTAGTAATATCACTAATATATAAAACTGGGTTATATATTATTTCATAGTCTGATGGGTATTTAATTGTATTAGCTTCATTTAGTTCTCCATCTGTTGTTATAATTATAGAATTAGGTAATTCACCATTGTAAAATTCATCTTGAGTTGAATGACTAATAGTTAGCAAACCAGCAGGTGTTTTAACTTCTTCACCCCATGATTGAGTATTATTGATAAATGTAGGAGAAATAATTGAGCCTGTAAAATTATAAGAGTCAAACGTTCCACCAGTACTACCAAGTGTTTTTTCTATAATTGAGGTTTCGATATATGAGCCTGTAATTCTTTCATCCCATATTTGTTGTGAGTAAACTGATCCGCTGTAGTCTTCAAATTCCCATTCAACTTGTGGTTGAGGATATTTATTTCTTTCTAATAAATGTTGTTTGATAACTATACCAGATGCTAAGCTTGTTCTTGCAGGAACAAAATCTTGAAGCATTTTAAATAATGAGTTATCAAAATATTTAATTAATCTTATATAATCAAATAAATCATATGATGCAAAATACTTTTGAAAGAAATTATTACTTAAATTAACTAAATCAGGGTAAGTAGTAGCAGATGAGGATACTTGTCTTGGATCACCGATATATTCTCCAATATTAAAATATCCTAATGAGCTAATAATATCATTATTAATTTCATTTTGAGGTGAAAATGCTACTTCTAATAGATTAATATCAGGAGTTTCACTACCTAAAGTTGGGTATGTTTGTTCTAAAGAACGATATTGTGATAATACACTTCCTGTAGGATAACTTGAAGATACAATTTGTATTTTATCTGTTACTCTGTTTTTAATACCCGCTATAGGTTGATCATAGAAGAATGATTCTATATTAGATGAGAAAGCGATTTGGAATGAAGCATTATTTGGTCCAAAATTATTAGATTGGAAAGAAGATGTAGTAGCCCATGATCCTGTAACTTTTGGATGAGATGAAGATGCCTCTAGATATAATTCATTTCCTAAAGGTAATCTAAATGCTAAATAATCAGCGTAGTTATTTTCTTCTCCACTAGCATCTATAGAACTAGGATTCATAATAAAATCCTTAAATGATTCTACACTACTTGTTGGGACCCAATATCTTATTTCTTGTAAAGAACCAGTTAACCTATTATATTGAGCTCCTTTTATATCTACTGGGTAACTGAAATATAGATATCCTGATCCTGACCAACCATGGTTGGTAGATGATATAGATGATGATTTTAAAAATCCTATTTGGTTACCATCATAACCATCATAGTATAATTTATTCCCGGCATATAATTCAAATCCATTAGATGAAGTTCTATTAATCATAACAGACCACCAATCATTATTTAGGAAAGGTAATGATACTGAGGCATAAGTAGTATCGTCGGCTATATTTGGGTAGAATATTAGATCCGCGTATTGGTAAGATGATGAGTAAGTGGAACCCCCATATGAGCTAGTTGCAACCCAGCTTCCTGTATATTTTAATACTAATGAACTAGTTATAGGATTATTATCAACTGTTCTGAATATACTTTGAGAATAAGGTATAGCTGATGAAGAGATTGGATCTAGTTTAAATCTTAGTTGTAGTGATCCTGGGTTATTATTCCTAGCATTCCATTTTGTATCTAATATCCAAGGCACTTTTACTTCTCCAGCTTGAGCAACATAAGCATAATTATATTGTTGATCAAAATAATCATAAGTAGAAGTATCTTTATCTCTACCTCCAAATTCACTAATTCTTAAAATAGTGTCAGGAATGCCAAAACAATTTATTAATGCTCTTAAACCAGGTATAGTACCTTTAGTTTTAGCTAAATAAGGTAAATTATGATATAAACGTTTGTATACTTCTTTATTTACATCATCTAGAGGCATTACTGAGGCATCATAAGATGCTGTAATGTAATTATTTATATATTCTTGACCTGAATATGCTGTTACAGGTAATGAGCTTGTTGTTTCAGGATTTATAGCTCCATATCCTAAGAATGCTGAGTATAGATCATTGGTTGAGAAGTTATTCTGGTATAGTTTGACTCCGAATGATTTTAGAGCATTAGCTACTAAGTCTTTAGAGATACCAAAATCTAATCTATTATCAGCGTTATATCTATTAGTTACATCTTTATAATAAATCCAAATATTATCATAGGATTGAGCTACCATCTCCACAAATAATTTATAAGGATCATTTTGTGGGTCTTCTTGAATAAAACTAGGAACAGTATTATATAAATAATCTGGATTGGATTGGTTGTATATTGAAGCACTACCTAATATTCCAGTTAATGTTTCAGTACTCCCAAGCCAGTCTTGGACTTCATTTGAAGCGGTTGAGTATAAAGTATATGGTATTGTTGAATTAGATTTAGGATAGGACCATGAACCACTTCCAAAATATAAATAATACTCATAACCATCAAAATTCTCGATTATATCATTAATTTGATTAGTGTAGATAGTTATACTATTAGTAGTATCATATCCTATAAAAGAAGTATTTATAGTAGCTATAGAAGCACTGTATTGTTCAATTAAACCTATTTTATAAACAAAATTATTAATTCTAGTTACAGCAGATGAAAAATGGATGAAATTAGAAAAATCTGTATAATCAACTCCTATTTGAATACCAGATGATGATATTAAATTATTTAATTGGGAGTAAGATGTTGATAATAATGAACTAGTAATTAAAGAAGAATATGTTTGAAATTCTGTAGAATTATTAGTTTGATCTATTACATTTAGATTAAGATTAGGACCTTTAAGAGGGTATGTAATAATAATCGGTTGGATTGGTTCTGGGGTGAAAATAACATTAAATGATAACTCATTAGATACTTGAGTAACAATCCATAATGTATCTTTAATTTGAATGTTTGAAGTAAGTGGAGAGTATAAGTTAATATATATATCAAAAGTATTGTTATCAATATATATATTATTAGCTACACTTAAATTGTTTTCACCAAAATTTAAAAAGAAATCTTGAAAATAATTAGGATCTAAGTTTAAATAATTTTTAAAATCTTCTATTTCTTGAATTAAAGTATTACTAGGATCGTTAATATTTAAAATTATTTCAGTTCTATTAGTTGATATTTCTTTAATAAAGAATCTTCTATTATCAAAAGAAGAACTTAAATGGTTTCTTAAAAAATTATAAGTTGTAATGTATTCTCCACTATTAAAACCTTGATTTGTTAAATCACTTTCTGGGTTTATTTGAATATCTGATATTCCGTTGGATGTTACATTATCTGTTGGAAATGAGTATCTATTATAGTTATATAATGTAGTAGAAAATGAATTATTAGGAGTTGCAATACTATATTCGATATAATCTATAGATGGGTTAAAAATAGACTGAGATATAGATGGGTTAAGCAGAAGTTCATCTGTAATGTCATATGTAGTTGGGGCTACTATTTGTGTAACTATTGTGGCCATTTTATATAGATGTTGATCCTGATATTTCGAATTCTAGGATACGTTGATTTAATGTTAAGTTTTCTTGTTGTAAAGAAGTAATTTCGTCTAATAATATTTGAATATCTTCATTTGTATTATCAAAATTTATATATTCTCCACTACGTTTCACTATATATGTGTGAGAATCAATATCTCCTTCTACAGGTATATCATAAAATAATTTATTATATAAAGTAAAAAATTGTTCTACAGTGATTGTATCTTCAAGTGGTAAAGAAGGAATATTTTGAGTAAATGAAGTGTCAATTACATTTTCATATATTCCTCTAGGATATAATGTTTTATTTAATTGATAGTTAGCCATTTATTACTTTAAAACTATAATTATTATTAAAAATTAAAGTACTATTATTAATAGTAGTTTTAATTAAGATAGTATAATATCTTTCAGGTTGTAAACCATTCATATATAAATCAAAATAACTACTTTGATCATCAGCACTTAATTGAGTGAATTGTTCATCAAAATTAATAACAAATTCATTAGTATCCAAGTCCTTTATAGCATAATATGAAGCTGTTGGTAAATAATAATTTGTTGTATATAATGACGCAGTTTGATATATTCTGTCAGGATATTCAGGTCTAGCATTTATTCTAAATCTATTTATACTTTCAGGATAAAATATACCTGGGTTTTCATTTATATCTACAAATACAGGTAATATGTTTAAAATAGTTTGAGTAGATGAGCCTGTATTCCAAGTATAATCTCTCCATTTAATATCTAAACTTGGAGGATATATAGTGTGAGTATCTCTTGAAAAATATCTTAAGGTATTATTGTATTCTAAACTATCAATAAACTCAACAGATTGTTTAACTATAATACCATTATTTTCAATTAAACTACTAGTCCATGCTTTAACTATATTAGTAACATCAACATTGATATCGAAATCATCGAAGTAACTAAATGTTTGAGACGCAGTCACCGTAGGCACTATATTTGTATCTAATGAGCCAGTATACCAAGTACCTCCACCATTAGATGAGCTATAAGAAGCAGTTACAAATGGAGAGAATGATGAAGTAGCCCATTCTGATGTAATATTTGCTCCTCTATATTTCCAACTTGCACCATTTGTATATTCAGGAGAATAAGCATATTTACCTGTCCCCATTTCCCAGGATTGAGATATAGGATAAAATTCTAAAGTAGTATCAATATTTAAACCATCTCCATAAGCTAAATAAGCTAAAAATGAGGCACTCCAATCAAAATTACCTACTCTATTAGTTAATATATCTGATATTTCAGTTTGTGAAAATTGGATTAAAAATCTGTTAACCTGAGTGTTTCCACTATCTTGAGCGTCTTCAATACTCACATCTAATATCTCATCTAGTCCGGTATTTTTGTTAGGATATCTAGAATATATAGTAGTATCTTTGGTGGGAAATAATTTGTATATAGCCATATATTAATAAATATAAAAATTAAAAAGTTACAACCCTACCTTTAATATCATTATCAGGATATTTTACTTCAAATATCATAGGATCTAGACTTGGGTAAATAATATTTTCTCTAGTAGCTCCACTTATATCATAAGAATACTGTGAATAACCTAAAAGGGTTCCGCTTTTATTTGTTATACTTATATTTTTAACAGTTTGAACTCCTTCTACTTTATCTAAAAGAATAAATAAATCTTTTAATAATATAGGTTCATTTATTTGCCATTTATCAATATTAAAATAATCTTTTAAAACTGCTATACAATTAGTTAATATTAAATTATTATTATATTGAGGCAAAACAGTTATTTCAAAATCTACACCTATATTAATGATAAACGCATCTTTAATTTTAATAGAGTCATTTATAACTCTATATTGTGAAAGATATGTTGATAAATTTTGTTTTAAAGCTGTAGAAGAAGGAATTAAATATTTATTAGTATCAAATGATAATATAAACATATTAAGTGTTGATGGAGTTTCTCCAAAAAGCAATGATGAAATTTTTTCTGGTTCTATATATGCTTTAGCTATACTTCCATAATTTGAAGGGAGACTTAAAGCTCGGATTAAATAATCATCCTTAGTTATAGTTCTCTGTTGGGTTGTAAATGTACCTAATGATTTTAATCTTAAATCATCATCAGAATCTCCCGGGCCTCCTCCGCTAGCCGCTAGTGGATTATTTGAAATAATATTATTAAATATATATTGTGCTGTGACTGAATTTATGCTTGAATTGATAAATTTGAAATCTGTGTTTTTATTAGGTAAATTAGTTAAAGAATTTGAAGATACATTTGATTGTAATCCCCCTCCAACTAAGTATCTTACTGTTAAAGTTGTATTATTTGGAGCAATTCCATAAGTATCTGTATATAGGAAATTAGCAGGTGAAAACGCTGTGTTTAATTTTGATTGTTTATATGGTAGTCCTAGACCAACGTTATCTGGGTTGGGTATGATTTCTTCATCAGTATTTGAAGTATTTGTTCCTGCTCCAAATTGGATTTGTAAATTTGTTATATCTGTAAAACGAGTTACAAAACGACGTTGTACTTTTTTAAGTTGGAGTAAATATGGAGTATTACTTCCGTCTGAGGATAAGTTAGGATTATTTATGTTAGTATTTTTGATAGTATCATAGATGGTCTCTTGAGCTAAGTAAGGTACTTCATACCAAGTATTTCCATCACTATCAACTATGTCTAGAATTCCTATAATATTAGAATCATTAATATTCACTGTTGGAAATTTTTCAGGAGAACCAAAAGTGAAAGTAGTAGTTTTTATTTCAGCTGAGATTGCTTTTCTAGTTTTCTTTAAAAGATAATAATTAGTATTATATAAAGTGACTTCTGTTGGGTCTATTGAGCTAGAAAAACTGAAATCTATAGAGTCTTGGATTAAAAAATAATTAGGAGTAGTTGAGGTAGATTTAACTACAGCGTTAGGACTCATAAATAAAGCATAATCATAATCTGGGTTATTAGATTTGACAGGGACTTGTTGGTATATGTCTATATCTACTGTTGCTACTGAGGTTACTTTAGGTCTATAACCCATAGTATAAGCTAAATTATATAGATTATTTTGCTGGCGGGTATATTGTAAAAATGTTTCTTGTATTTGATTATCTAAATAAAATGATAAGACATCACCTATGTAAGCAGACATCTCCATAAACATCATTCCAGGTGAGGATGGAGTAAAATCATTATATACTGTAGGGAAGTATGTTTTAGCATAATCAATTAAGGATGTCTTGAATTGATTAAAGTCTTTATTTAAATAATTTATATTTACTTTTTGATCAGCCATGTTATAAAGTTATATTAATTTCATTAATAGGTCCACTATATATACTGTAATTAATATTAATATTAACAGTATTTGTATCATAATCTGGGGTTACTTGGATATTTGTAAAATTAACGTTTGGGAAATTATTTGTTAATTCAGTTTGAAGAGATTGTTGTAAGTTATTTGTTAAACCAGTCGTTAAATTTTCAAATATTGATGCTCTAATATTGCTTCCAAAATTAGGATTAAATACTCGTTCACCTTTATCAGTTAAAACATAATTAATAATATTAGATTTAATTTGATCTTGGGTTGTATATGTTAAGGAAAAAGCTTGAGGAGTATTAAAAGGGATAGATACCCCAATAGCTACTCTTGAGCCAATATCAATAGGATTTTTATTTGGTATTCTATAAGCCATTATTTACCACTCATTATTCCCATTATTTGATCTAAACTCACTTCTCCACTAGGTAAACTTGATCCTTCTCCAGCTGTATTGACTGGTGGGGGAGTATAAGTAGGTATAGCATGTGAAGAATTAGCAGTAATAGTAGCATCAAATTCACCTCCAATCATGCTTCTTAAATTACGTTTAAGATCATGATTTACAGTAGAAGTAGTCATTAGCGTCGGATGTGGGTTGTATACTGGTTGAGCTCCGTATGCTTCTTGTACTACAGTTTTAGGTGATTTTACTGCTTCAAGTAAGATGTCTTTTAATTCTTCTTGAATTGCTTCACGTACTGCTTCTTTAATTAATTTTTTTAGTCCGTCGATTTTCATATAATTATAAATATTTGATTATTCAGCTGTTATATTAGGGTTTGAATCTATTATGAATTTCAATTGATCTATTAATATTTGAGGATCTGATGCAAATGAGGGCTCTGTTTTTAGAACAGGTACACCTTGTTTAGTTGATGCTTGAGCATAGCGTTGGATGTATTTACTTTCATTCTTCTCATTTATTTTAATTTCTAAAATAAATCCTTTATAAGTATTATTTTCACTTTGGGTTACTTCAATTGTTGTATTAGATAAAGCGTTAATTTCATTATTTAATTGTTCTAAATCCATATTTTGATCTACAGCGCATTGTGCTAATAGATTATCTAATTGATTTAATATTTGGATTGCTGTTCCTAATAATGTTCCTATAGTCGCAGATGTAATAGTTAATATAGAAACTATCACATTAGCTTTATTTAAAGTTTGAATTAATTTATCTTTAGATGTACCTGTGATCTCAATAGTACCTGTAGTAAGAGGAGGTAAACCAAATGTTGGGATACCAGTAGCTGGGTATGGGATAGAGGAAATAAACTGTATTCCAATTTTTAAAGCAGATATTATTGTATTAGTTAATCCTAATGTTTTTGTTAGGATAGTTATTGAAGAATATAAATTATTTAATTGTTTTACTAATTTATTTCTTTTTTTAATTATTTCTTGTATTTTAGATGAACTAGGGCAATCAAAAGATTGGGGTGTTTTCTTATTTATTATATCTTGAGCAGCAACTGTTCCAAATTCTAATGTTAGATTTATAATAAAAGGTATTAATGTAATTTTAATAGTTTCTTTTTTATTATTAAACATATTAGCCAATTTAGCTTCTGTTGGTAAATTTGATTGCTGTTTAATTATTTCATTTTCCTGTTTAGTTAAATCTTGATTAACTTGAGAAGTTAACTGTTGAGATGGGTCAGGAATTAATGTTAAAGTCACCCTAGGAACTTCAAATATTAATTCTGTTTTTGTTTCAGAAGTTTGATATACTGAGTTAACTGATTTGATTGTGTATTTTTCTAGAGAATAATTTAATTGTATGTTTTTTATATCAGTAGCAGGGAACTTAAATGAGTACTCTCCATCTTTATTTGTTTTATCGGTTTTAGAGTTCCCAGGAGATACAGTTATAGTTACAGTTACTTTACGTAAAGGTTCTCCATTTGAGTCTACAACTTTACCTTTTATTACAGCATATTGTTCTATTTCACTCATTTAGATACTTTTACTTTATTAGATAATAATTGTTTTCCATTGATTATTGTTTGTAATCTTTGACTTAAAGCTAGAGATGTAGGAGCAGCAGTACTGATTAAAGAAACTATAGGTACTCCTAAACTATCTGTAGCACTAGAAAATGCTGTGTTTAGAGTAGATAAATATTGAGCTATTTCTCCTAATAATGAGTTTAAATTTTCTCCCATTATTGCTGATTGTAGATCCGTTCCTTCAATACCTTGAGATGACCCCAGATATATTTTTGGAGCTGTTAATGCAATATATTTGTTAGCATCAGCATTTACTGATTCATTGGCTGTTAAATGTATTGTACTATTTGCTCCTAAAATTATAGAATCATTTTTAGCATTAAATGTTAAACGGCCTGAATTTAGAACTATTTGATTTTTAGAATATTCTCTTGGATCTTCAGGTGCTTTAGATTTAGCATATGAGTCCGTTAAATTACTGCTAGGGATAATAGGTAACTTTTGAGTTGAAGTTAACCATATATCAGATAAATCTCTATTAATATCTTCAATTTGAGGAATCCAGGGATCACTAGCGTAATCTGTTTGACCATTTCTTATAATAGTAATAGGATCTCCATTTTCACCTACATTAGACCAATCATTTTTAGTGTAAGAATTCTTAACTGTAGAACTAAATCGTATAGAATTGCCCCATCTGCCTTCATATATTATATCTCCTTCATAAGGAAGAAGAGGATTGATATTTAATTTTTCTTTAAAAGTAGAACCTAAATTAACATCAGAACTATTATCCTCAGCTCTTCTAATTTCTCCTTGAAATGCAGAATCATAATCTTGTACTTGTGATGGATTTGATGGATTATTTGGTATAGCATTATGATGTTGGCTATTCCAAGTATTTAAAGGTGTTAAATAATAAAAATTATTATCTGTTATATTAGTTGATATATTATTACTTGGTAATTGCAATAAATAAACTAACTCATTTAATAAAGGATAATTTTTGATATTAGGATAGAAGGGTACTGCAAAAAGTAATGAGTTATACCCTTCTTGAGGTTGATTTATCGGTTCCCAAAATATAGTTCCTATTCCATTCCATTCTCCATAATTAGAAAATTCAGGATCATTTTCATCTAGAATAATATGTTTAACTCTAGCAGTAATTATATTACCTCCACTTTGTTGGGTGGTGTTAGCTACAGTTGTATTTTGAGCTGTGTAGATTACATTGTTTAATCCTACAGCCCCAAATTTAATATCAGGCATGATTACTCTCCTCCTTTAAATTTATCTAATTCTGCTAGTAATTGAGCTTTCTCTTCTTCAGAGATACCAAATCCACCATCTGAGTTAGATGATGCATTATTAGCCATACGTTGAATAATAGTAGCCATTTTAATTAACTGTTCATCATTTTTAACACTTATCTCTAAGTATTCTTTAATCAAAGGAACAATTAAAGTAGCATCACCTATTTCTTGAACAAGAGGTTTTAATTCCGCTATTAAAGCAGATATTTGTTTATCTTTTTTCTTTTGGTTGTTGTATATTTCTTCTAAAATATCAGAGAATTTTTTACCACCAAATACTATATTATCTAAACCTTCCATAATATTTATTTTCTATAAATATGGACATTAGAAATTTGTGTGTCCGTTTTCTAAATAATAATAATAATGTTGTTTAAATATATCATATAATCTATCGGCTATCTTAGTGATTTTAGGGGTTTTAGCATCAATAATTTCACGAATGTATATATACAGCGCCTTTTTATTAAAGATATCTATACTCTCACGCTTACGGAATAACTCTAAAATAGCATCTGCTATTTGTGAGTCTACTTTTTTAGGAAATAATTCATTAATATTATCTGTGCAATATTCTACATACTGGTCTATAAAATGAATTAATTTATCACTTTCAGAACCTTCATCTATCCGATATGAGAATGATTCATTAGATTCAATTTCACTAACAGGCGCTTTTTCAACTCGTTTTTTATAATTTTTATTATTACTATTTATTAAATAACGCTTAGCAATTGTCCCAAAATATGAATATGCTTTAGCACCTTTACTTGGGTCAAATAAGTGTAATTTAGTTAATAAAAACGTAATTACCTCATGTTGTAAATCTTCAATATTATCTACTTCTGTATAATAAAATTTAAAGGTATGAATAATATTTTCTGTTAGTTTAAAAAACGGATAATGAATACGAGTTCTATATAATATGTCTCGCTCTGTTTGATCTAATGTATGATTATATAATACTATAGCATCCTCTGTATCTTGAGTAAAATACTGAGTATTCTTTTTTTCTTTCACCTCAGTCATAGATTTTTTACTTTAAATTGATTTAATGTGTTTTGTATTTGTTTAATTTCTTCAAAGAAAAAACCTACTTCATCATCTGATTTAAATGAACCTTTATGATCCACTTCTTTTAATTTTTTATCTGAGAATTCAATTATATCTGAAATTTTATTTAAATAAGATAAATAAGAGGCTAAGATTGTGGCTTGATTATTTATAGCATCTTCTTGTTTTTCAAGTTTTCTAAGAAGATTAAAGGTCGTGTATCCTAAGATCACGACCATTAGTCCTAATATTACTGTTAATATTATCATAAGTTATCTAATAAATTCATTAGGCCTTCACTTTTAACTGAACCTAATGCTTTAGTTTTAATTGTTGGTTTCTTTTCAGTCACTTTAAAGTTATCAACTTTCTTTTTAACTTCACCTTTCAATTTAGGGTTCCATTCACGTTCAAATTCAATACGAGCAGCCATCAAATCAGCCTGATGAATAATATAAATTAATGAGGTTCGTGGTTTTGTTTCTGGTGACCAAGACATTAAATATGGCTTATTAGCATCGTCATATAAACCATCATGTAATTTAATTGCTAACCACTCGTTTTTAGATACTGGAATACCATTAGAAAGCAATAAATGTAAACTACGATCTGGTACTGACATAAATTCTAAACGATCGTTAAATTTGTAGTCTTCGCCTAATTTATCTTTACGCCATTGATCATCCTGAGGAATATAAGCATCATGAGTTTCGTTCCCCATTTTACCTAGGTCATGATTTAAAGCCGCGAATACTAATTCTTCTATGGTGTAAGTAGAAGTATCTACTCCCATTTCAACCCAAACGTTATTTACTTTAAGAGCGCAATCAATTACTCGTAATACATGATCTACGTAACCACCCGGGAATGCGTTATGGTATTCTTTCTTATGAGCCGCTGGCATTAGTATAAGACGTTCTGAGTATTTAGAGTAAAAATCAAGCAACTGTGAACGACGTGGTTCACTGATGTATGTATCTATTCTAGACAGTAATTTATCCCAGTTATCCTGGATTTGTTCTGCTGTTAACTTCATATTAGTTATTATATGCTTGAGGTTCAGTTTCAATATAAAGACGAGTTTGATCTACTATTTCTCTCAGTGTATCTAAAAGTTTAGTATATTCTTCAATCGGTTGTTGAGTTTTAACAATAAAGTTTAATTGGTTTGCAATTCCATCGATTTTATCTAATTGATGTAATACGTTGTTTTTATTTTTCATAATTTATTATTTAAGTAGTATTATCCGTAACCCTGTGGCTGCATCTGTTACCTTGTTACCTTTTGTTTCTTATTACGTTTTAAATTGCTTCAAAACCCGTAGTCATATAATATGAATGAGAGACGCGTAGGCCAAGCTATTTTTAAGAGAGGTTTACAATATCTGATATCTTTTTTAAAAACGCACATTTTTCATATTCTTCTATATCTTCATAATATTGGAGACATGAGTTTAATGCTTTAATAAAGTTATCATCAGCATACGCTCGTATGGTATCAACGTGGAAATCTTGGGTTAAATCAATTTTCTCAATATGATTATATGCTCGCCAATAAACCATATAAATGCCGGCTTTTTCGAGTTTATCTACATCTAAATCAACTTCAGTACTACGCATAAAATTGAATAATTGAGTACTGAATGTTTCATAATTTAGGATTAGTTTCTTAAATAAACCCATGTAGATATAAGGATGTTCTGCTAA